CCCTAATAGGGGATGGCGGATATTTAGGAAAACATTCGACAAAAGGTCAGACCTACATAAAGACATTGAAGATGCCTGGCGTGAAGGACGAGGAGGCGTGGAGGAATGGCCTAAGCTCACCATTGGTGATGAAGAGACAGGGCTGGCAGCCCAAGGCTTGGCGACTAGAGCCGAAGCTATGGAGGTAATCAGCCGCCTAGAGACCCAGTACATAGACGAGTTCCTAAACCCCGTGCAGGCAGCACGGCGCCAGCAGCTAGCCGTTACACCGGAGACCGTACTGCCCGGTATGAAGAACCCGCTAGCGCGTATACCCCTGCCTGTTTTGCGAGAGAGGGCCGCGTCAACAACAAACCCAAGGGCCTTCCACTATAAGAATGAGTTAGCGCGACGGGAAGCGATTACAGCAGATAAGGCTACCATTGCTGCCAAACGCAAGGAGGTCGAGGACTACCTCGGCTTCTACGATGAAGAGCGCGGGAAGGTCATAAATGACCTCGAAGGCTTGTTAGGCAGCTTGCCTGAAGACCGGCAGGCTAGTCTCAACTGGTTCTTCATGCCAGACCCAAACGATCCTGCCAAGATGATCATACGTGCCAGCCGCCCCTTGTCTCCTACCCAGTCTGGTTATAGAGGGGCGGCGAGAGAGTCGGCTACCAGTACCCATATGAACCGTGGCGGCTTAGAGAATGGCGGCCCGCTCACAGGGAACGAGAGTGCGTGGGTTGCCGCTCTAAGGCCAGACGTAGCCTCACAGTCGATAATTGATATAGCCAGAAGATCTCTCAAAGAGATGGGGACGGTTGATGCAACGACAGGTGCGCCGAGGGACGAGAACCTCTGGCAAATCGCCACACGTCGCTTCTTTGGCATAGTCAATGCCCAAGAACAGTTTCTAAACGAGATGCTGGGACAGGGTTCAGATGAGCTTATCAAACTGGGGGCTGGTAGGCGTAGGTTCGGCCAGGGGATCGACAGGCCCTTGGAGCTGTTCCCGTCGCAAATTGGGACTATTACTGAACCGGGGCCTTTACGGATCCTCTACCGTGCCCTCCATACTAAGGGCGGCGGCAAGTGGCTGGGGCAACTAAAGGCGCTTCCTAATGGGCAGGACTGGATAAGGCAGTATTACAATCTCAGGGCTTTTACTGGGTGGGAGGAGAATCTACGCAAGGTATTCGATACGGAGTTTAAGCTACTTGATAAAGACGACTACTTCTTCCGGGGCTGGAAGAGGATTGAGGGGTTTTCTCTTACTAAACAGCAACAAGATTTTGTGCAGCAGCGGTTAACGAGAATAAATCCCATTACGAAGGAGAGGGTGGGACTCAGCTTTGAAGAGATGGAGGCGCTCGGCTTTGAGCCCATCTTTTGGAATCCTTACCACCAAGCGGCACTTAGCCAGAGGATGGGCTTGAGCCACCGCCTCCAGATACAGCTTATCGACATCCTGAAAAACGAGGAGTATGGCCTTGCCCGCTCGGCTGCAACAAAGGAAGAGAGAGAACATCTAATAAACCAGGGGTATCGCGAGGTGAGGGGCCTGGGCCCGGCTTTTGATGGGGACAAGATAACAGGAACGCCCGTTAAGTTCATAACTGGCGAGGATGCGATGAACGCAGTCCAGGGGGGAACGAGGGGGGCTGAAGGCTTACGGGGTTTTACAGCGGTGCCCAAGGAGACCACTAACCTATTTGTAAACCGATACCTCTTCCCCTCAAACGTAGCCAAGGGCATAGAAGATCTTTTTGGCGTATCGCGTGGAGCCTCTATGCGACGCCAGAGAGCCTTGAGAGGCATACCGATTATAGGGAAGTTACTACCCGATATCACTTACAGGTACGATGATCTGGTGTACCTACCCAAGCGGGCCAAGCTATTTGCTTCACTCTTCCAGCAGGCAGACTTTGCCCAGCGGGCAGCCTTTGGCGGCACTGGGGCATTTGTCTATCACGTCTTGTTGGGCCTCCAGCTAATGGCGAGGAAGGGGGAGAGAGCTAAGGGCTTTCTAGAGGTGCTACAGTCAGGCTCCCATCTGGCTAATATACCTAAGCACTGGGGGAATATGCTACGGGCTAACCTCAGCCCTGGATATCGGAAAACTCTCAGGGCGCGGCTGAGGAGCAAGGCCTCTTTCTTCGATGCAGCAGCAATCAAGGAGAATCCTGAACTAGCAGAATACAACTGGCCTAATCTTACGGGCCACGGCCTGCACGTTAATGACGCCACGATCTTTGGTAGTGAAGATGCCGTAGAGACCATGCGTGAGGTCATAGAGGAAGCAAGGGGGCTTGGGAGGCTCGTCGGCGTTTTGCCTCGGTCTATTAGAGAGCTGGAGTACATGCTACGCCGTGGGCTGTTTGAGGGCGTATACCCTGCCGCTATCATGCACGATGTCCAGTACAACATCCTGCCCTTAGTGCGCTTGGCCCATCCCGATCTCAATCCGTCCCAGATCATGTCCATAGTCGCTCGGGACGCAAACAAGTGGTGGTCTAGTATCCCCAAGGCCCAGAGCGTCATCCAGGGTCATCTCCGAGAAGGAGGTAAACGGACGGTGTTTTCCATTGCGGAGAATGAGGGTATTTTCCGCACCATCACTGGCATGTTTACGTCAAAGGAAAATGCAAGATACTTCCAGGCGCGCTGGGTTGGCGGTTTCCTGTTCATAGGCGGTGTTGCCAACCTGATACATTTCGTTCACACGGGAGAACCTCTTCCATGGAGGCGCTATATCCCTATAGACACGGACTGGGACTGGTGGAGGCTCGGATATAAACAGGCCTTTCTCTCCCCCGACATACCTGTGCGGCTAAGTGGGGGTGAGAATGCGATGCTCGACCTCGTCATGCAGCAAGACATGGCATTTCGGGTAGCTGACTACTCTGGCGGTATGCCGTTAGAGGCCTTTATGGTGTCCCGTCTCAGCGTACCTGCCCGGACGGTACTGAATCAGGTTACCACGAAAGACTACTTTGGCAGGGATATTCAGCGGTGGGGCTACACCCAGCGGATGATACAGTTTGCCTACGATGGCTTTGCTCCCATCGGCGCAGGCCAGCTTGCTGTCTTAGCGGCACAGCGCAGGTTTGAGAACAAGGACTTGCCATCTGCTGGCCCGTTACTCAGGGAGGGTGCCACCATACAGGACATCACTCCGACGATAGAGGCAAGGCTGGGAGAGGGCTACCTGGCTCATTCCTTGCAGGGTCTGGGGCTCAACGTCAGGGCAAAGAGCAATAGAGACTTATTAAACTTGATGACGACCAACACGTTCGGTGATGGCACGAACGAAAGATTTAAGGAAGAGGTTCATACCAACTGGACAGAGCTAAAGAACGAGCCTGACAAGAAACGTGAGATTTACCAAGACTCTGCTAACAGGGCGCATGTAGAGGAGATAGAGCGTAGGCGGGCTCTCGGTACGCGCTTCGACCAGCATGAAGACTTCACCAAGATGATGGATGAGGAGCGGGATGTCGCCAAGGAGCGGTTGGCTGCGGAGGCCACAGTGGTCTCTAATACGGCAGGGATGCTCTGGAGCGCCACAGACACAACGGCATGGTCGCCAGGGGAGTTTAGGCAGGCGCTGAAGAAAATAAATGTTGAGTTCGCAGCTGAAAAAAGGCGGATAGAAAAGTCTTACGGTGCTGATCCTGCTATTGCAGAAAAGCTGGGAGAGCGGCGCAGTGAGCCAGATGACAAGGGTACTGTGAAATGGGCACTGTGGAAGTATTATAATATTCGCAAAGACCCCAAGATAACGGACGAGCTAGGTAACATAAATTACAGGGCATTCGACGCTGCATGGGAGAAAGAGGTTGCTGGGTGGGATCCAGAGTCCGGGCTTGAAGAGCGGCTCAACGCCTACCTGCACAGTGGAGAGCATCACCCCTTCGTTCAGCAGTACTATGCGGCACTGAAGGTGATAGATGATTCAGGCTACTGGAAGGAGGCCTTCCCAGCAGAGATAGCCGCCCTACAGGGGGCCTATCCGGGTGTAAGGGTGCAGGAAGTATGGAACGAATATCTAGCGGCCTCTATGGAGCAGCGAAACGCCTTACGGAGTACGGCGAATCCAAAGCAGCGCAATGCCATCAGGGTCTTAGAGCTTGCTCGTAAGACCCACAGGCTGAACACGCGCTATGCGAATCCTAGTGTTGACGCCCTACTCGTGATGTGGTTTCATAATAGCCCAGCCATTACCCAGAACCTACCCCTGTGGCAGAAGCTATACAAGACAGCCGGGAACCTAGCTAACTAATAGGAGGAAAGACATGGTAACCGAGAATCAAGAACCTAACCAGGCACCGCTACCTAGCCTTGATGCGCCGCCTACGAACGAGGTTGTAGGCTCTGGCGACGTATCTGAGGCCGTCGATGGGCAGGCACCGCCTACGTCCAGTGTAGAGTCTGTGCCTACTACTGAGACTGCTCCCGCTCCTGCTCCCGCTCCTGCTCCCGCTCCTGCCCCCCCGCAGGGCCCGTCTCGTGAGGAGTTGATGAGACTCCAGCAAGAGTCAGCACAGCTTGAGAATCTTCGCATGAAGGCTGCGCTTCAGCAGGAAGGTACCAAACTCAAGGATCAGCTTGAAGCCAACGGCTATATGCCCGAGCAGGCCGCTTATGCTGCCCAGCAGCACATTCAGGGGAAGCAGGCCCAAGCAAACCTGATAAGGCAGCAGTCAGAGTATAACCAGAATGAAGCTGGTAAGATAATTGCGGCAGAGCATTTCGCCCGGCAATACAAACTAGGGGTCGATGATTTACCTGTATTAAGGCAGGCAGAGAGTCCCGAGGTTATGGAGCAGCTAGCCAAGAGTATTACTGAACGACGTGGCGAGCAGGACGAACTTGCTAGACTGCGGCAGGGCCAAGTCCCCCCCCAACAGTTCGACAATTCCCAAGGCGCACCTGACGTTGCATCAAATGACAGCAGTTGGATTGATAGGTATAATTCAGGGGATAGGTCTACGCAAGCTGTTGCGGCGGCCAAGAAAGCGGCTGGATTTAGCTAGGATAAGGAGACAGGGATGGCACAAACCGCGACAACTGGAAATCTTGAAAACGCGCAGCGAATCATAATTGCTGCTAGTCGATATACGGAGGAGCATAACGCTCCTGCTATATCGTTGATCGAGGAATTCACCCTTCCAAAGGGCTCAAAGCAGGTCACCGTTCCCAAGGTAGGCCAGATGACCATATCCGACCTTTCTGATGGTCAAGACATCGTTGACGAGGAAGACATTGGGATGACCACTGTTGACCTCACTGCGAGTGAGGTTGGCGCTAAGGTTATCCTCACTGACAAGCTAGTTCGACAGGCTGCGGACAATGTCTTCTCGATAGTCGGTAGGCAGCTTGGTGCCGGCATGGCACGCAAGAAGGACACCGACGTACACGCGCTATACTCGGGCCTCAATGGCGGCACCAGCCTTGGTGCGGCTGGTGCTACGTTCAGCCTCGCTAATGTGGCAGGCGCAATCGCCTATGCCAAGGCCAATAAGTTCGGGACTCAAATCTACATACTCCAGCACCCCAACACAGTGTTTGACATCGCGAATACCGCGGTTACTGCGTCTACTACCTACCCTGTTCCTAAGGGCTGGAGTGAGGATCTGCTGGGCGAGTGGTTCAGTGGGCTCAGGCCCCTTAATGGCGTACCCATATTTGAGGACGGCAACCTCACTGTAGACAGTAGCGACGATGCCATTGGCGTTATTGCCGATAAGTCGGCACTCGCAGTCCTGAAGTCAGTCGATACAAATACAGAGCGTCAGCGGGACGCATCGCTGCGGGCCACCGAGCTTGTTATGACTGCCGACTACGGTGTCTTCGAGCTTGACGACTCCCGTGGTGCAGCGATGACCTTCGACGCCGCAGCACCTTCTACATCAGCATAGCGAGGTAGGGTATGGTAACCACCGTCGAGCGGCAGCAGCTTAGGCAGGAACTGGTCTCTCAGGGCTATGCGTGGGACTACATAGACACATGGCAGCCCAAGACCACCCTGTATCGCCACGCTCCTGGTCTTGATATCGAGGGGAAAATAGTGTTTCCCGTAGGCACGGCCATGAGGGGTGTGCCAGGTAATCCTGACTACGTTGCCAGGAAGTCCCGGTTGGGGATGCTGTTGTACCCGCCTATGGATAACTGTGAATGCCGGTGGTGTGTTGAGCGGATGGGCGGCCCGGAGATAATCGAGGTAGCCAAGGAGATAGCCAAGGAGTGGGACGACGATAAGGAGTTGCTTCTGAGCAGTGTGACCTGCCAGACATGTGGCTATAATGCTGAGGCTCGCACGCATCCTGGGGCTCTCTCCAAGTTGCGCGTTCACATGAAGACGCATGAGGTTGTAAGTACTACATAGCTGTAAAGATTAGCCGAGGCTATGTGGTAAGTAATATAGGCTGATCGCAGGGCGTATGAACCTGTAAGTAACCTTGAAGGAGGTTTGTTATGTCGTTCCCATCGACTCAAGGCGGAAGATATGGTTTTGAGAAACAAACCACATCGACTAAAAAGCAAGTCTACGGCGCTACAATGATATTTCCAGACGGAAGGGTGTATCGTTATGTAGAGAACGGCGGGACTGCAATTGGGGAAGGCTTGCTCGTAGTAAGCGAGGCTCCGGCAGGAAACCACGACGATGACCTAGTAGTATCAACATCTGCTTCTGTGGGGGGCCTTACTATCGGCGTTACTCTTGGCGCCACTGCTGCTGTAAAGAACCTTTATGCAGAAGGATACATACGGCCTAACTTGGCCGCTACGACTCCGCATGAGATGTACAAGATTAAGTC